CGTTATAATGCTTTAATGCTTCTTTTAACGTTTTAAAGTATTCGGGATATACGCCTTTATTACTATTGTCCGTAATAGCCACAGAGTAATATTTTTTATCGTTATCCAATGTTAATGTTAGGTATTTTTCGCCATCGAATAAATATAAGCTAATTCCTGAAAGCAAATCTTTTCTAGTAATAGTGCTTAGTGGGTACATGTTAGTCTCCTAGTTATTAGCAAACTGACACCTCGTCGCTTGCTGATAAAATATGTATAAGTTAAATTTAACTGTTTGTCAATAGTTTATTAGTTGTGTTTAGCAAATAGTTGTAATAGGCTGTTTATATGAAAGTTTCTTTGCGTACAGCACAAATACATGACTATGATTTAATTCATTACGCCGTTAAAAAGACGTTGCAAGTGTCTGATTATTCAATAGATTCCTGCTTAACTATTGTCGCTTGTGATACTTATTCGAAAGATTTTACAGTCTATGGTTTTGTTATCGTTAATGATTATAATGATATTGTGTTCGGTTATGTCAAGCCAGCTTTTCGTTTAAACGGCATATTCACTAAACTTATCAAAGCCTTACCTATTAAACCAGACCACTATTTAAATTTTGTAAATCATAAATCAGATAAGATTATGCGTAAGCTTGGGATAAGATTGAAGAAAAGGTTAAATACATGATTATTAAACAGCTTATTGTCTATCAGCCTGTCAAGATTGGTAATACCACTCGCAATAGTTTTAATATTGCCGATGGGTACGTTATGCAATATTGTGAAAACTACGTGTCGATCGCAAAAGATAGCTTGTTGGTATGCGTGGGGATAAGTAACGTGGCCCAGTTTACACCGGAGAGTTTAGAAAATAAACTTGAGAGTTCAAAAAGTATAACTAGCAAGTCTAGAAAGTAAACTTGAGAGTTTAACTTATGAGCTGGTGAGTTTAACTTATGAGTTGGTGAGTTTAACTTATGAGTTGGTGAGTTTAACTTATGAGCTGGAGAGTTTAACTTATGAGCTGGCGAGTTTAACTTATGAACTGGTGAGTTTAACTTATGAGCTGGTGAGTTTAACTTATGAACTGGGTAGTATCAATTGGCTTTACGTATAGGTTAAGTGATTTAAGTGAAGTTAATTGGGCTTAATTGGGCTTAATTGGGCTTAATCGGCCTTAATCGGCCTTAACACAAGTGCGAGGTAATAATTTTGGGAAGATTCTGCAATCTAAAATTTGATACATCTAATACAGTCAAAGAAAAGGCTGAAGAACTAGCAAAGTCGGGCATTAAAGGTGAGACTGTGTATGATTTCTGTGCAAAGTATTCCATTGGTTTACGCACTATCGATAAATGGGCGGCTGAGAATAGTATCTGGCGGGATGCTGTAGATGCTAATAGAGCAGGTTTAAAGGCATTCTGGGCTAACGTAATTAAACAAAAAGCATTAAGCGGTGACACACAAGCCATAATATTCGCAGCTAAATCATTAGCTAAAATGTACGATAAGAAGACACCTAAAATACAAATATCCCAAAACTTTGCGTCATTGCCGCCGGAACAAAAGCTTAAATTGGTCGAGGAAGCACTAGTGCTGCTGGAAGAAAAGCGTGAATAAAGCACAATTGCTTGAATTAAAGCACCAGATATTGTCTCAAAACTTCATTAACCCGCTTATCAATACATTGTTTTATGAACAAAGGATGTTTATCATTGATGACAGTAAGAAGAAACTAGCTTGCTGTACACGAAGAGCTGGTAAGTCTCACGTTGCCGCTATTGCTTTATTGTCTAAACTATTCGCTGTTAATAATGCTACTGCCCTATACATCGGTTTAACAAGACCATCAGCTAAGGCCATACTGTGGGCTAAGCTAAAAGAGATTACAGCGTCACTAAAGCTAGATATCCACTACAAAGAGGCAGAACTTCAAGCCGTCTATAACAATAGCAATATTACATTGTACGGGGCTAATCAGGAAAACTTAATAGACAGATTGCGTGGTAACAAGTACTCAATAGTAGTCATCGATGAAGCACAAAGCTTTGATGAATTAGTTATCACACAACTTATCAATGATGTACTTGAGCCTGCTACGCTTGATTACAATGCACCAATCTTATTACTTGGTACACCAGCACCCAAGCTTGCTGGATATTTCTACGAGCAAGACCAAGTTAAAGCTATCTATTCTAAACATAAATGGTCAGTGCTTAATAACATACACATTCCCCATGCAGGTAATTGGATTGAAGAACTAAAGAAAACTAATAACTGGAATGATAATAATCCAACATATAGACGTGAGTATTGCGGTGAGTGGTGCCATGACCCTGATGCACTAGTATACAAGATTAATTCATCAAACATAGGAATAACACCTGATAAACTTGATAGCTATATGATAGGCGTTGACTTTGGTTGGCAAGATGAAACTGCTTTTGTTGTCATCGGCTGGAATGAGCATGATACAAAAGCTTATGTGGTACACTCAGAATCACACCAACACATGGTACCCGCTAAGATAGCCGAAAAGCTTATATATCTAACAGATAAATATGACTCAATTAGGATAGTCGCCGATACCGGCGGACTAGGTAAGAGTATTGTAGAGGACTTTAAATATAGATATTCTATGAACATAACCGCAGCCGAAAAGAAAGATAAAAATGCTAATATCGAGGTTATTAACTCTGATTTTGCAGATAGCAGGATAGTTATTGACAACAATAACACTAAACTTATACATGAATTAAACATATTAACATGGACAGAAGACAGAAAAGAAGATCCAAGCTTACCTAACCATCTTTGTTTTGTTGGGAACACTGTAATCTATGGTGATACATTTAAAAGGATAAAAGATATTGCTGTTAATGAGTATGTTTATACATTATATGGTAATAGATTGGTAATAGCTTCCGAATGTACAGGTATTCAGAAAACAGTTATTGCAGTGTTTTCTAATCTTTCTATATTACATTGCACGCCAGATCACCCTGTGATATTAATGGATGGTACTAAAAAGCCACTCATTCAATTATCATGGGAGGATGAATGCATAAAACACAGATATTCAATGGTGTCAAATATACAAAATACTATATGGAAAAATATTATTCCAAAACATTTAAGGGTAAAACTCACAGAATACATACAGACACTTGGATACATTTTAAAGGTACTATCCCAGCTGGTTATGACGTTCACCATATTGATGGCAATGCTGATAATAATTCCATCGAAAACCTTATTCTTTTATCTAAAAAAGAACATTACACTAAGCATATTGAAAGCAAAAGAAAATGGGCAACAAGTAGCAGAAACCTTAAATTGCTATCAAAAATTAGAAACCTCACAAAAGAGTGGCACGCCTCAAAAGAAGGCCATGAGTGGCATAAAGAACACTATGCTAAATCACTGGCTAAGACGTGTATCAAGGATACTGTCAAAATATGTACCGAGTGCGGTAAAGAATATTTGGTTGCTAATAGTGCTAGCAATCGAACAAAGTTTTGTTCTAATAAATGCAATGCTAAAAATAGAAGGTATTCGGGGATTGACGATATCATTAAAACTTGTAGCTATTGCGGCAAGGAATATCTTACAAATAAATACAGGCAGACAAAGTTCTGTAACAAAGATTGCTTTAATAATTCCAGAAAAACATCGTAAAACATATAATCTAACTGTACAAAGTGAACATCATTATTATGCTAATGGTATTTTAGTATCTAATTCGGATGCCATGAATTATGTATTAAGATATTCCAGACACTATTGGGCAACGCCTAGGGTCGACTTAACCGAGGAACAACAATTCATTAATGCAATAATACAGAAAGATATGGAGACGCAAGAATATGGAAATTTGTGAACTAGAAGAAATGTTAAAACTGCTTAGAAAGTACAATGTAGCTAGCTTTGTAGGTAATGATATCACTGTCGCCTTCAATCCATTGGTTGCATACCAAGATGATCTGAAGGATAATGAAGCAAAGTCATTAACGGATAATGATTATCTATTCTATGGAGTGGGACAATGAAGAATCAACAATGGTTTAAGCTAGAGGGCAATAAATCAGCTACTAGTTTATTTGCTCAGATTAGTGCTTATGATGTTATGCAACCAGCACAGCAAGCCAATAATCTATTACATTACAGAATGTATAATGCTAGGGATATTCAGTCTCTTAGTATTGCTAATTATGTTACAAGTACAGTGCCAAACAGTAATAACCAATCATCTGGTTTAAAACCATCGGCCATCAATCTAAACGTTATTAAATCGGTTATCGATACGCTAGTTGCAAAAGTAACTAAGAATAAAATAAAGCCGACGTTCTTAACTACAGGCGGAACGTTAACACAAAGAACAGATGCTAAGAAGTTAACTAACTTCAATTTCGGTGTTCTTTATGCTGCAAAAGCTTATAACATCGCACCATTGGTGTTTAGAGACGCTTGTATATTTGGTACGGGCTTCATTAAAGTATTCTTGGAATCTAAAAAGATAGTTATCGAGCGTGTATTCCCTGACGAGATACTAATTGATCCGGCTGATGGATACTACAATAATCCTCGGCAATTAATACAACGTAAATTCTATACCAAAGACTCACTGATTGACTTGTTCCCAGATCACGAAGTAGCTATCAATTCAGCAAAAGAAATATACATGTCACATGGTGATAATATGCCTGTAATCATGGTGGCTGAAGCTTGGTATCTTCCTAAAGGTAAGTCTAAAGGGAAACATTGCATTGCGATTAATGGGACAATGTTATTTGAAGAACAATATAAGGATAACTTCTTCCCTTTCGTTAAATATGACTTCAATGAGCCAGTATTAGGCTATTGGGGATCGGGTATTGCAGAAGAATTAAAAGGTATTCAAATTGAAATTGGTAGACTGTTATATCATATCCAAGAATCAATGAGACTATTACAGAAACCAAGAATATACATGGAAATGGGTAGCAAGGTTAATCCTAAACATCTTAACACAGATATTGGAACAATTGTTCCTTACACTGGCCAAGCACCAATAATATACACTGCTCAAACTGTACATCCTGAAATATTCCAGCAATTGGAATCATTGTATCTTAAAGCTTATGAGATAGTGGGCTTGTCTCAGTTATCAGCTAATAGTCAGAAACCCTCAGGGCTTAATTCAGGCCGTGCTTTGGCTGAATATAATGATATTGAGACAGAACGATTTGCTAATATTGCACAGCGATATGAGCAATTCTTTGTAGATATGTCTGAAGTAGTAATCAAATGTTTGTCTAAGCTAGGCAATTACAAGGCTAATACATTCGATAAAATGGCTGGCGTTAAAAGTATCGACTTCAAAGATATCAAGGCTGCAACCGATGACTATGTTATCCAAACATTTCCATCATCTGCATTACCCACAACCCCCGCCGCTAGGCTAGATGTAGTCAATCAAATGGCTGAAGCCGGGTACATTGACCCTGAAGTAGCCAAGCAATTGCTAGACTTCCCAGATTTGGAAGCATTCAGTAGAACGGAACTAGCACCTATGCAGTTTGTATCAAAATCAATTGAATCAGCCTTGCTAGAAGGTGAATACATTGAGCCTGAGCCTTACCAGCCTTTAGATCTTAGTATTAAGCTGGCTCAGCAATATTACTGTTGGGGTAAAGCTAATAACGCACCTGAAAAGAATCTGGACTTGGTAAGAACGTATATCGACGACTGCTTATCACTACAAGCTATGGTCACTGTTCCCGAAGCGGTGTCACCAGCTCAATCAATGAGTCAAGCTATGGTTGACCAGACTCTGATGCAACCACAACAAGCACCTATGATGCCTGAGCAACAACAAATGGATATGGCTAACCCTTTACAAATGGGCTAGTATTTAGTAACTTTTAATTAGGAGAACTTTTTTGATGGATAATATAGCACAAGTCAAAGGTGAAGGATTGCAGATGCCAGCAAGTACAACTGGACAGGCTGTCAATCCTCAGCAATCACCAGACAAAATCTATGCTGAAAGGCTTAACATGCTCGCTAGACAAGAACGGATTTTTAGACAGCGAGAAGCTCAATTTAAGGATATGGAACGCAAGCTATCCGA